TCACGATACTTTTTCACCATATCGAATTCGGTCTTGAAGTTACCGTCTAGGTCAAGATACTGACCATAGTAACCTCCAGCGATATAACTAGTTGCGCCGTCCTCGCTAGAAGGCTGGATAGGAGACGGAGCACGCTCCTTTTCCTGCTTCTTCTTAAACGAGAAACCGAATAACTCTGCCATAATATTTTGGGTTTCTGCTTACCTACTATTTAGGAGTTGTCAGAATCCTTTGAAACGGAGTTCACTAGACCAGTTGACTCGTGGTACTGATAAGCGAACTCAACATCAAACTCTTCGTAAGAATCATTGTTGTCATAAGCAACAGATACCTGAGAAACAGATACTGGGAATGCTGCGACCAATCTATACTGACGAATGATGTTGTAGTCTCCACCTGATCCACCACCAGCTGCAGCAGGACCACCAAATTTATCTAATTGAGAAATGGTAACGTCCTTGAATGTGTCCTTGATATCGGCCACTGCAGTGTTAGTATCAACTCCGTTGGTCAACTGAATCCACCTTTCATATGCACCACGTAGTGCGAAGGTGTCATCCATATAGAATGTTGCTGTCCAAGTCTCGAATGTTCTATCACCTGGGACTTTAACAACACGACCACGGAAAGGTAGTTCGACTGTTCCTACATTAGTTGCAGGTAATGCAGCAGACTTACATAAGTATGTAACTGATCTATCTGCATTCATGTTTGCTCCAGATACAACTGGTGCGATTAATTTGCCTGATGCTGTGCCATCAGTTGGCCAAGGGTGACTAACTGAGAACAGGTTAGGGCGTACACCGCCCCTAATGGCTTCCTGGAATTCTAAAAGACCTAATGGGCTTTTCATTTACTTTGCTCCTTTAAAGTTATCTGCGAGGTACTACTTCTTCAAAGCTAACACCAGTACGGGTAGCGACGAAGGTTAGTGTGATGAAGTTAATCGAGCGTGCTGGCTTGATGTAGAAATCAGCCTTGAACTCGTTACTGTCGATGACGGCACCCGTGTTATTGGTCTCGTCGCAAACTACCAAGAAGTCAGTGATACCTCTTTCGGCTTGAATGCCTCTAAGGTATGGTTCAACAACATTCTTGAAGTTGTTACGAGTAAACTCGTCATTAAGTTCAAAGAGAACCCCCTTCGCTGCGTTACCGATAGTCTTCTCAATTACGTTGAAGAGACGGCGAACGTTTATGCGATCAAAAGCAGATGGTGAAGCGAGAGCAGTTTTATCTCCAAAGAGTACTATGCCCTGACCAGGTAGACTGGTGATTGGGTTAATACGCTTCTGGTATAATGTATCTCTTTCGGATTTTGTTGGTGAATATGCTAGTTTAACAGCACCTTTAATTGCACCGCGATTCAAACCAGCAGGTGAGAACCATGGTAATCCGTTTGCAGTTGTAGCAGCGCAAAGACCAGCAACATCTCCGTTGCAAGGTACGTAGCGATACTTATCAGCAAATCTGTCGTAGACATACTTCCAAGTGTTATCAAACACACCGAATGATGTTGCTTGAAGGTTTGTGTAGAAGTTAACTACATTTTCTGTTTGTGTTGCAGAGCTTGTAACTCCAACAACGTCACCTCTATAAGGTGAAACAAAAGCAACGCAGTCCTTACGTGACGATGCTATTGTTAATACTGAAGCAGCAACAGCTTGTGTGTTTGTCTTACTTGCAGTATCTCCTGGTCCTGCGAGCAGATAATCTATCTGCAATGTTTCAGGATCAGAGAATTCTTGAAGAGCACTTATAACTTCTCCAGAAGTTGCACCTAAACTCTCAGCACCTTTTGCGAAGGTGTAAGATGTAGGAGCAGTGAAAAGGTCAAAGTCTGTTGTGCTATCTGAACCAGCGTTATTAGTACCAGCAATGTTACCACCACTAGCAGTCTGGTTTGCACTGACATCATAAACATCAGTTTCGTGGGAACCCCAGTAAATATATGCTGATGTGTCAGAGATCACTTGTGGGTAATAGTTACCTGCACCTTGTGATGTTTTAGCGTTGTTTGCTTTAGATGCATAAGCGAATTTCTCAAGCAATACATTTGGTGAACCAGCAATTGTACCAGTTGCATCCCATACTGCTATATGAATCTCGTCAGCAGTACCACCACGAGCAGCAACATAAGGTGATGTGCCTGGGCGAGGACCAATAGCAGACCACTTAAGTCCTGTGAAAACTTCTTGCTGATCGTACCAATCTACAATAGCAGTAACGTTAAGGTCGGATACACCGTTCTCAACGATATCACTAGTTGTCCAAGTATCAGAAGAGATTAAGGAAACTTTGTTTGCTCCTGAATCATACGCATAAATTCTACCAGACTTAGTACCTGCTGTATTTGCTACCAGAGTACCGACGGTTGTTGTGGCTAGAACTCCGTCAAGTGTCAGGATTGTGTCTGCACCTTTGTCGATAATTCCAACTCTTATTGCATTACCGTCTGTGCCTACATCTCTTGCTGCGAACTTGAATGGGTTCGCTGTTGCATCGAAATATGTTGCCTCGTATATGTCCTTAGTTGTAATGGAAAGAGTATAAGGTGAGGTTACACTGTCATCAGATGCAGTTAGTTGTCCACTAGTCGCTGCTCTCACAACATCTAGTACACCACCATAAGATAAGAAACTAGCGGCCGTCCACCAAGTCTCAGCGTTTGCATCAGATGGTTCCCCAAATGTGTCGAGTAGTTGAGATTCGGTAGTGATACGTATTGGTTTTAATACTGGTCCTTTTGCGAACGGACCTGCGATTGCGCCTACGTTAACTTCAACCGTCTCAATCGATCCAAGTGTGAGATCTCTTTCCTGAATCTCTACCCCTGGCGATAGAAGCGTGCTAGCCATGCGTTTACTCCTGATGAAATAATCATTTTTTCCTAAAATTATTTATCAAAAGGTACTTCTTCAGCGATACTCCCACATAAAAGACTTATCACCATACTCATCAACTCTCCAATTCTCTGGATCTTTCTCATTCATATCGATGGTCCAGATATTTCCTTGCTCATCAATAATCTTATCATCCTCCAATCCATCATCAATAAAACCAAACGGAGCCATGTCTTGTTCTATCTGATGCTTCTGTTCATCATATATTCTCTTACGGATGTCCTGATCCGTCATTTCCTTGAAGTATTCTTGCTGCACTAACCATGCAAAGATAACCAAACACATCACAAGGTCATCATTATATCCCTCATCTGCTTCAAAGGATTGTTTGTTCTGAATGAATGTAGTCAGTTCAGCAACAATGTTATAATCCTTAACAAGTAACTTATCATCTTCTATTAAGTGCTTTAAGTTAGAGCACCCCTGTGCCTTAACTGTCTTACTCATCTTGACACCCATCTGTGTCTTAGTACCTGAGAATCCCTGACCAACTATCTGACCTGCGCGACCTCTCATAGCACACATGAGAACATTTTCATATTCAATATCATAGAATAGACTTGAAGCAACTGCTTCTCCAATGTCATTAACCTCTATTAATATATGTGCGTTATTATAATTCGTACCTACGTTGTATATAATATTAGGGAATAGCATAGGTCTAATCTCATTACTCCTATACTTTGCTACCAATTTCCACGGAGCTTCAGTTATATCAATAACTACAAAGGCAGAGTAATCCTGTGATAGACCACGAGATACGTCAACACATATGATATAGTCATGATCGCTAATAGGATTCTCATAAACATCTAATCCAGCATTCTTCTGTAACGGGTCATCGTAAACCAATGTTCTCAGTTTAGCAGGAGCAATTAAAGTGTCAACTGATCCTAAGAACTCACACTCAAACTCTTGAGTAAACTGTCTAACCGATGTGTTTACAATGGTTTGTTCTTTCCATTGAGCATCTCGCCCTGGAACTTTAGACCAATGAACTTCTGACCAAACATATCCATTCCTATTTTTCTGTGCATCAACCCACAACTTATAGAAGTGGTTCATCCCATTAGGAGTAGATATAATTATGACTTTGGTTTTTGTACCAGAAGTAATAGTAGGGTAAACAGAACTAAAGAATTGTTCTGCGATATGATTTGGGATAAAGGCGAACTCGTCGAGGAAAATGATATTGAACGACATGCCTCGGACAGCACTTGCAGATGTAGAAGCTGCCAATATCTTTGATCCATTTTCCAACTCCATTGAACCTTTGTTGTAGACCAAAATACCTTGCTGTATCCACAAAGGCAATTGCTCGTATGCTAACTGTAATCTACCAAGCAAGTCTCTAGCAGTAGACAACTTGTTTGCAAGAATACCAATGTTAACATTATCATTGAACAAAGCATAATGCAGTAGGTAAGACACAGAGGTCGTAGACTTACCAGTCTGTCGAGGTAGCTTTGCTATATTGAATCTATTATTATGAAACTTCCTAATCAGATCTTCTTGAAAATCCCACATCTTAAATGGGACTATACCTTCATCAAGAGATATAATCTTTATGAACTTCCTAGTAAAATATACAGGATCAGCTTTACACTTGAGGTATTCCTCTATCTGCTCCTGTGTAAATTGGATCTCAGTACCAACCTTTTTGAGGTTGGGATTACCTAAGTAATAGTCTGATGAGTTGCTTGGCATTAAAGTATTACACCGAACACTATACTGTATCTATACATATGTGTCTCCATTGGACCCAATCCTCGGTGCGGTAAATGCGCTGGAAAGACAATTATTCTTCCAGGAACATAGTCATGTTCCTCTAGCATCTCTGACTTATCCTCAGAAAATATTTGAAACTTACCGCCCCATTCTTGTTTCCAAGTAGGGTTAGGCATGACCATTATAGTCTGACTAAGTTTATCATCAGGTCCATTAGAATCTATGTGCAACGTTCCATCACATCCAGAGTGTTGGAGGTTGACATCTATCCTCTGTAAGTATACGTTTCTACTATCGACACCTTTTAGTCTACAAAGAAACTCAAACATACTAAAGAATGTAGGAGCATTATCATTGTCAAGGTAATCAATTACATTAGGATGTCTCCTAGCAAAAATTGAGGAACCAAATAGTCTATGACTACCTGTTCCCCCATATGGCCAGGTCTCTTTATTTGCAACGTTGCAAGCCCTGTATCTTAACTTTCCTTGGACAACAGCAAAAATTTCATGCAGATATTTTGCATCAAATTTATCATCATATATTTCACAAATCATTTATGCTTTAGCTAGGTATTCCTCTGCTTCTTTTCTGCTATCAAACCAATGCAGTCGGTGGTTCAACGTAACTGAATACTTGTGATCTTGTACGTCGTACCCTATTGAGCCTTCGTACTCGTCTTCAAAAATGAATTCAAGACGATCTTCTGGTTGAGTTGTCATGGCGTTGGACCTCCGCTTTTTGTAGCTCATATTCTAGCATAGACTTGAGCAATTTTGCTCTAGTAGAATCCCCGAATGCCTCTAGGACAGTCAGTTCGCTTTTCAATTCACCAATTCGTTGAGAATCTGTCATTATATAGGTCCGTGATGTAACTCTTTTTTGTTATGGTACGTCTTCGCCTAAAGCACCACCCATCGTTGGTGGTAAACTTCCAGAATCATAGTTTGTACCATCAAGTTCTACGTTCTGTTTCTTTTTCTTCTTAGGTTTCTTATCTTCAGTTGTCATGAAGACAGTTCCCTCAGTAGCATCTGACTCATGATACTTAACAACTCTACTGCCAGGATAAACACTATTCGCTATCTTCTGTGCTTGAGGTCTCATAAGTTTTGACAACTTAGTTCTAAACACAGTGATATCATATTCTCTACCACGCCATACGACGGTGAGAACATAGTATCTTCCATACATTGTAGGAATGCGTGTTGCCATTATGCAGATACAGCGTTGTTATCTTTATCATGACGTTGATACGCAGCAGGAGTCCTAGTAGTGTTATTAGTATTCCTTGCCTGATATGTACCAGGTGTCCTAGTGGTATTGTC